GTCTGGCAATCCATGGTTTTGAAATAAAGGTCAGTAAGAGCGATTGGAAAAACGAACTAGCCCAGCCTGCCAAAGCGGAGGCCGTTGCCAAGTACTGCGACTTTTGGTGGGTCGTTGCACCAGAGGGGGTTGTGTGTCCCACAGAACTCCCCGCCCCTTGGGGACTGCTTGTTGAAAAGAACGGGCTTCTACATGCAGTCAAGCCGGCTTGTCAAAAAGAGACTGTACCGGTAACGCGCAGTTTTATGGCGGCTCTTTTTCGTCGGGTTTCAGACAAAGAATTGGAGGACGTCGAAGCTGCCGCAAGGCTCATGGCGAAAGAGATTGACGCGAAGAGAGAGCAGCAATTTGAACGGCGGGTCGCTTCCAGGCTGGGTGATTTCAAACAACTCCAGAAAAAGGTGGACGAATTCGAGGCGGCCTCTGGTATTGATTTGGCCCATTGGTCGACGGTGCCAAAAGACTTTGGCCGGGCTGTCAAGTTTGTAATGGACAACCAAATATTTGGTGCCTACCAATCTGTGGAGGCTTTGCGGGAAGGGCTTTGTCAGGTCCTGCGTGTGATGGATGATGCCCTATCTGCAAAGGAGCCCGCCAAAATAGTACGGACCCGCTAGTCTCGCAAAAAGGTTAAAACAAGGCCCCCGCTGGAATGCATAGTTCCCGGGGGCCTTTGCTATTCCTTGGTTTCCCCAACGTCCAGCCCGCTTTACCATGCCCTACGTTTCGCGCCAATCCAATTCCTTTACCATGGGGCTTGCAGATTTCGGTAATACGGATACTCTGTCCCCTAACAAGTCCGCTGGCCCGCCTGGAAAGGCATATTTAACAAATGCGAGGAAACGCAACATGAAGCTGAAGTTAGACGAAAACGGTAATGTGGTTGTGGCAGACGGTATGCCTGTTTATGTGCACGACGACGGGAAGGAAATCCCTTTCGACGGTGCCCAGGCCATGGTCAAGATCAAGGAACTGAACAACGAAAGTAAGACCCATCGGGAACAGGCAGAGGCCGCCAAAAAGCAGCTGGCCGGTTTTTCCGGGCTTGATCCGGAAGAGGCCCGCAAGGCTTTGGATACGCTGAAAAACCTGGACGACAAGAAGCTGGTGGATGCCGGCGAAGTCGAAACCCTGAAACGGACCCTTTCCGCCAGTTTCGAAGAAAACCTGACCAATACCAAAAAGAGCTACGAGACGAAGTTGGAAGAGGTAGCAGGCAAGGTGAAGAAGCAGGAAGACAATATTCACAAACTGCTTATTATGGGCGCTTTTGAACGGTCCCCTTTTCTGCGCGAAAAGACCACGTTGACGCCTGACATCGCCTACGCCAGTTTCAAGAACGGCCTCCGCGTTGAGTATGATTCGAAGGGCGAGCCGTTTGTCGTTGGGTATTTGGATGGTGACAAGATTTTTTCTCGGACCGATCCAGGCAAGTTCGCAGAACCGGAAGAATGCATTGAGATGATTATCAATGCCCATCCGATGAAGGAACGCTTCCTGAAGGGTTCCGGCCAGCAGGGTTCCGGAGCAGGTGGTGGAGACGGCGCGGGCGGTGGGGATGATCTCCAGGCCCAGCTTATCGCCGCCGAGAAGGCACAGAATGTGCAGCTCATGGTCTCCTTGCGCCGCCGGATTGCCGAGAGAGCCAAGAACGGCAAATAAACAAAGATTTCCGAAAAAAGGAGAAGTACCATGGCTGTAGCTGATATGTGGAGTGCCCCGAACTATGTGGGCGAATTGTTTTTGATTGGCGCGACCCAGACCCCTTTCCTGAACATGATGGGCGGTCTCAACGGTGGCAAGCAGTACGCTGCGTTTGAATTCCCGACCTCTCAGCCTTGGTCGCTGTCCGCGGCTTCGCAGCCTGCAGTAACGGAGACCGCCTCTTTGAGTGCGCCGACCGCCACGACCATTGCCCGCTCCCTGGCCACCAATACGGTCCAGATCTTCCATGAGGCTGTGACCGTTTCCTACGCCAAGCAGTCCACCACTTCCGTCATCACGGCCGATGCCACCACGGGCAAGGCCATGGCGGGAGCCAACCCGGTTATGGACGAACTCGATTTCCAGATCACTGGCCACCTTCGCCAGATCGCCCTGAACGCCGAGTATTCCTTTATCAATGGCGCATACCAGAAAGCCACGACGGCTGCTATAGCTGCCAAGACTCGCGGCATCCTGGCAGCCTGCACGGTCAATGCCATCGCCGCTTCCGGTGCTGCTTTCTCGAAGGCCCTGTTCAATGCCCTGCTCCGGGAGATGGCTGCGAACGGCGCGGTGTTTGTCAATATGGTCCTTCTGTGCAACGCCTTCCAGAAACAGGCCATCACTGACCTCTATGGCTACGCCCCGGCAGACCGTAAGGTTGGCGGCGTTTCCGTGGACGTCCTTTTGACCGACTTCGCACAGATCGGTGTGGTCTGGGCTCCCCAGATGCCGACCGATTCCATCGCGCTTGTCGACATGTCGGTCGTCTCCCCGGTCTTCTGCCCCGTGCCCGGAAAGGGTCTGATCTTCTACGAGGCCCTGTCCAAGTCCGGCGCGGCTGAAAGCGGTCAGATTTACGGACAGGTCGGTCTGGACCATGGCCCGGCTGCCTACCATGGTAAGCTCACTGGTCTGAAGAATTCCTAGGCCATTCTGTGAACTGAATAACTAGGACGAAAGGAGAAACGACATGCAAGGATTGAATCCCACGACCCGGGAAAGCATTGCAGTTCGTGATTCCGCAATGTCCGGAGACATCGCCTACCGGGTGTCTCCGGCCGCTGTAGATCGCGTAGCTGGTGCCACTGCTTGGACCCAGGCCATCGTTATTGAATTGGTGAACAGTGCGGGCAAGGTCCATGATTGGTTCAATGGGGCCATTGCGACCGCGGCCAGTGTTGCGGACACTTCCACTCTTGGCACGGCGACCATTAGCGGAACGACCCTCACCTTTGTCAAGGGCGTCGCCACGCTGACCTTGTCCGGCTCGGCCCATGCTTGGGTTGCGGATGAGACTGCCACGGTGACCTTTCCGACCAAGACCATCTGTGGAAAGGCACTGGTTGAGAAGACCCATGTAACCACCATCATCGCCGCCTAGGAGCCGTTATGCCTGTATTTTACCAAGACGAGCTGCCGGGAGTCCTTTGGAATCCGAATACTGGTTCTGAAGGTGTCCGGTTTGTAGCTGGTAAATTCGAAACGGAAGACGTGGAATTGTCCCAGTTGCTTGCGGACAATGGGTACCGGTTTGAAGGGGATCTGCCCCAGGCCCAGGAGCCGGATGCTGACGAAGCCCCGGATGCTGACGAAGCCCCGGCACCAGTAGCCAAGCCGGCACGTCGGAAAAAATAGGACAGGGAGGCCGCCATGGCATTGGTAGTAGGAACGGACACATACAAATCGGTCGAGGACATTCAGGCTTGGTTGACCGCTCGCGGATATGCTGTTGTTGTGACCGAAGCGGTCGTCTTACGCGCCATGGACTTCCTTGAAGCCCAGCCATGGATTACTCCGGAAGAAGAAGTAACGACCCCGTTACGTTGGGGAGACAGTCCTCCTAACGGGGTCGTTTTAGCCCTCTACGAAGCGGTCCGCTTGGAGCTGTCCTCCCCTGGATCGCTGAACCCCGAAACGAGTCAGAATCTCAAAGCCCTTACTGTGGGACCTGTCTCTCTGACCTTTGGCCAGGGGGAAGGCAAGGAGGGCATGCCGTCAATTTTACGCCATCTACGCGGGCTGCTTGTGTCTTCCCAGATCATCCGGCTTGCTTTGATGTAGGAGGCCCATATGTCGCTACGTGTTAAAAAAGTGAATCTTGTTGCCGAAGCAAGCGAGATTGTTGCTCCTCATGTTCCGCAAGGTTTCGCAAAGCACCAGTTTGTGTTTACCGGCTCGACTGGGACCGTCCTTATTGAAGCGGACATGGGTGCCGGATACCAGACCCTCGTTACTGTCGACCTGACCGAAACGGGTAACTACCCTCCTTACGTCAAAGAAGCGGAAATCTTCGCATTCCGTATTACCCCCTCCGTCGTCACCACTATGGCATACTGTGCAGAGGGGTGTGTGTAATGACCCCACCAGAACCGTTAAGCACCTACCAAATTATCGGCATCGTCCTCACCATTGCCATCCCGTTCGCCGGGGCGCTTTACGGTGTGTTTAAGTATTCCGTCGGGCGCAATATTGCTTCCATGGATAAAGGGTACTCGGACCTTAAACGGCAGGTGGCTAGCGTGGAGACAAAACTGGACGATCTAAAACATGCCTACGGTAAGGAAGGCATGACTCGAGGTGAGTGTTCTGTTTGCAGGAAGGAATGCTCTGACCATACTGCCAGACGCCAAGATGAAATCCTTGAGTGGATGCGTCGTCAGGATGACAAGGCAGACCGCATTCTCATGATGGTGGCAGACCGGAACCGCCGCCAGCGCTTTGATGACTCCGAAGGTTAACAAAGGGGGTTTAATGTCCTGGGAACAATTTTTCGAATGGCTTATGAGATGGGAGAGCCGAGCAATCCACCATGATCCGGATGATCCTGGTGGACTTACTGCTTGGGGCATCGCCCGCAACTTCAATCCAGACTGGCCTGGGTGGCAGCTGGTTGACCGGAGCATTATCTCCGGGCCACAATTTGAATCCGCGGTGCGGGACTTTTACAAAAAGAAGTACGAGCATTTGTGGACGGCCCTGCCAGTTCGCGTTCGGGAGGCAGTTGTTGACGCCGTTATCAATATGGGGCCAGGCCGGCGCGGGGATGATGTCCTGGGTGGCATTGAATTACTGCAGGAGGCTTTGTGCAGGTTGGCCCGGTCTCGCTACGTTGTGGTGGATGGCGTTATGGGCAGACAGACCATTGAAGCCGTCAAGTCGGTGGACCATAGTGCCTTGGCTTTTACGATTTGCGCCCTGCGCCTCGCTGACTATGGGCATCGGGGCAGGACCGGAAAGGTCGCTCGCAAGTATTTGGACGGATGGATCAGTCGCGTCAGGAGTTTGATGGAGGTCATATGAGGGCGAGCCAATTTCTCAAAGATGATTCGGGTCAATTTTCATCCATGCGCCTCATTGGAGTTTTGGTAATTTCAACTATTCTTGTTGTCTGGGTTTGGGCGAATATCTCCAGCGGGCAGTACGTCCCGCTGGGTTATTCTGAAGCCGGCATCATTATGGCGGTGGTCGGGGGCAAGGCATTGCAGAGTCGTTTTGAAATGGGACCGGACCCCAGCCGCTACACAAGGAGTGGCCATGCCGATTCCAATTATTAGCGCCCTGTCTCTCGTGTCAAAGCTCAAAAGCGCCTGGGTCCCTTGGTTGCTACTGCTGGCCTCTATCGCAATTTGTATGACCGGATACGCGCTAATGTCCGGCAGTCTGGAAAGGGAAGAGACCTCCCATAGCCTCACCAAGCAGTATCTGCAGCATGCCCAGGAGCAATTGTTGCAGATGCGGGTGGTCATCGAAGCCAAAGAGCGATCTGTTGTCGCTTTGCGGGAGACACTTCAAGAGGCCCTGGACAGGGAAAAGGAAGCCTTGGCTGCTGCGGCTGCCAGGAAGCGTATTTTGGATGCAATGCAATCCCGCCCACGCACCCCGGAAGAAAAGGAAGTGGTGGTTGACGATGAGACTCGGAAGGCTGTGGCTGATAGGCTTAATCGTCCTCTGTAGTGCATGCGCTGCCAAGCAGGTCCCGCAAGCGCCGGTGGTGGTCGTCCCCGTTGTGGAATGCCCTATGCCGGCGCTTCCTGTTTTGCCTGACCTGTACGGTGGTCTGCCTTTCGACCATCCTTCCAATGTGGAAGTTTTGATGGAGCGGGATGACACCATGCGGGCGTACATTAAAGGGTTGCGGGCAGCTTGCAAATGTTATTTGCAGCAGCTGGAGGTGCCGGCTGGTGACTGATGATTTTGCACAACGAATTGCGGCTCTGCCACCGGAACTGCTCAAGCATGCCAGGAATTCCTGTTATCCTGGGGCAAACATGCAGGAGGTCTTGGAGACGGCTGAAAGGTTTGCGTCCTGGGATGGCCACCGCAACCTGGATCGCATTTTTCTACAGCCCTTTCTCACGGAAAGGGAGACCCACGTGGTAAAGGACGCCCTCCTGGGGCACTCCACCGATATTGTAGAGGACCAGCCATGCCTTGCGAAACTGCAAGAGTCTTTTGTGGGGTGGCTTATTGGATATGAAAGGGAACAAGTAAAGAGGGAACCAGATGGCGAATCTAAGTAATCTTGTCAAGTCTGCAATAAATACGGTTGCGAAAATCGTTCCAGGGGCGGTTGTAGTTTGTACCTGGAATCCAATTACGGAGTCCGTATATGATCCCACGACCGGGACATATACTGAAACGACCCCGGTGACTTGCATATTCAAGGCAATAAAGAGCGAGTACAAACATTCCCAGTTCCAACAGAGGCAGGAAAGTCCGGCGGGGATTGAGGCCGGTGACTTCCCCTTGCTGGTCAATCAGGACGCCTTACCAAGTCGCCCACCCATTGGTTCCGTGATTTCTTTCAATGACAAGGACCATGAGGTCGTCAATATTACTGAAACGGCTGATCTTTTATACTCTATGCAAATGAGAGATAAATAGATGATTACTTTCGATATTAGCTTTTCCCTGGACGACCTCGAAGCCCCTTTATTGGAGTTCATGGATCAGGTCCAGCGAAAGTATGCTATGGATTTGTGGAGCGAGCTTATTGCGACCACGAACATTGATACGGGCAGGGCTCGCGCAGGCTGGTCCATTGGTATGGAAGGCAAGGGGGATGACGTTCCTGCGGAAGTGGACAAGCCGACCAAATGGAAAAGCGGGAAGCGCCCGTACTACAGGAAACCACGCCGGCCCAGTATTGGCAAAGGGGCAGACTTCCTCGTCGTGTACAATAATGTCAATTACATTGTCCCTCTCAATAACGGGACCTCCTTACGGCCAGGAATGTTTTTTGTAGAGAAGGCTGTAGAGAAAGTAAAAATGCAAATGCGTCGGGAGATTTGACAAATGCTAGACTTTATTCGACGCCTTATTACGACATACCTTTTAAGCAATTGGACCGAAACGCCGATTGCTTTACCCAATGGGAAGCCATTGAGTGTAAGAGGGGAGCCGTGGATACGGGTCTCCATAGTTCCATACTCGCACACCATGTCTACCGGGGTCGAGGAAACGACCCAAGTCATGGACGGGGATGTGGTTATCCAGATCTTCGTGGTCTCCGGAACCGGGGACGGGGAAGCCACCAGACTGGCTGATACTGCGGCGGGCTTGTTTAATAGTTTCAGCGCAACTGGTTTGGTTTGTCTGACTCCCAAAGAGCCTTATGTGCGAGGCGATGATGGCAGAGGCTGGTACCAAATTGACGTAGCAATCCCATTTCGGGCGGAGGTCGCGTTATGATGCCCACCGATTGGCTAGGGGCAGGTCCTCTTCTGGAGGCCGTTATTGAAACCGCCTTGCCGGCACTCGGAGCAGTACGGCAGGTCGTCTCCATTCAGGAGGCCCAGGCCCTAGCCACCGGGACCCCTGCTTGCTTCGTTGCTTGGGCGGGGGATTCTCCGTTTGACATTGGTGGCAGGGGGCAGGTCACTGCGGTCACCCAAAAGTGGATGGTCATCATCGTTCGAAAAAAGGGGGAGGCTGTAGGGGAAATCCTTTCACAGGTCATCTCAACCCTGTCGGGCACTTTGTTATCCGACGACTACGACGAGCTCCGTTTTGCTGGTTCAGGTGGTGCTGTCTTTGACGGCACTTACGTTTTTTACCCTCTATATTTCTCGACAGCGGTGTTTGCCGCGTGAGGAGGTTTTGAATGGCTAGTCAGTATTTTTCACTTCGCGGCAAAGTCTACATTGGTGACCGCGATGCCAATGGTAACCCGGAGGGCTTGATCCACATCGGCAACGTGCCCGATTGCACCCTGTCCCTCGCCACCGAAACCCTTGAGCATAAGGAGTCCATGTCCGGCCAGGATCTGACAGACGTCTCCATTACCACTTCCAAGAGCGGGGAGCTTTCCTTGACCACGGAAGAGCTGCTCAAGGAGGTCTTTGGCTACATTCTCAATGGTACTGTGACCGACGTCGAAGCCGGCACGGTTGCTGGTCCGGAAGCCCTTTGCACGGCTCCGCAGACCGGACGCATTTATCTGCTGGCAAAGCAGAATGTCTCCAGTGTGGTTTTGACGGACCATGAAAGTGCTGTCATCTCTGCCACCAAGTACACGGTCAACGCCAAGCATGGCAGCATCGAATTCACTGACGTGACAGGGCTCTCTGGAGCAGTCACCGCGGCCTACTCGTACGGGGCTTTCCGTAGCGTTTCCATGTTCACCGCGGATTCGATGGACAAGTGGTTTCGCCTTGAAGGTCTCAACAAGATCACCAACGAACGCGTCGTGGTCGACCTGTACAAGATCGCAATCAATCCGACCGATGGCATGGCCTTCATTTCGGATGAGCTGGGCAACGCCCCCATCAAGGCCAAGGTCCTGGCAGACACCCAGAAGTCGGCGGAAGGATCCCTCGGGCAGTTCGGCCGCATCATCCTGGTGCCCGCTACCTAATCAACCTCGGGGGCTGGTCAAGCCGGCCCCCTTTTAAGGAGTCTTTTTCATGGACAGTTTAGCCAAAGTCGTAGCAGATCCGGTTCGCATTGATATCGCAGGTGGCAGGGAAGAGATCAAACCGATCAAGACCCGGGAGCTGCCGAAACTGTTTAAGGCAGTCAAGCCGGTCCTGTTCGATCTGCAGGAATTGTTCAAACGCCTGCCCAGCGGCTCTGATGAAATCAGCAAGAAGTTCATTATGGCCTACCTCATGGAAGGTTCCGACCAGCTTGTTGAGTGCCTCATTCAGGCGACCGCAATTGCTGCCCGCAAGGAACGGGACTGGGTTGACGATCTTGACCTTGACGAGCTGGTCCTTTTGATGGGCAAGCTGATTGAGGTGAATGGCGATTTTTTGGCCCACAGGGTCCTGCCCCAGTTCGCGACAACCGTAGAGGCAGTGACCGAAGTCTTTCTTGGGCCGGAGCAGTCGACTCCCTCGTCGGAGCAGGATACCGATTAGAGGAAGTCCTCGACTTGTCTTTGGCTGGTTTTTGGGAATTGGCGAAGGTTGTCGAACAAAGGAACAAAAGGGACCTAGTCGACCAAATTAGGGCGCGCCGAGTGGCCATGTACGAAGAGAAGAGCTTTCAGGCAGCAATACAGGAGTTATCCAAATGAGCAACGACCCATCCATTGCAATCAAGGTCCAGGCCGATGCCGATGCTGCCAAGCAAACCCTTCGCGAGCTGGTCCAGCAGGTGAAACAGTCGGGGCGGGAACAGACAGCAGCAGATCGGGCAGCAATCCGTTCCGCTGCTGATCGCGTTAAAGCGACTCGCCAAGTCGTAAATGCCCATGAGGATATGGCCGTAATTGGCGTACGTTCCTCCCGGGATATCAAGGCGGAGATCGACCGGGTAAATGCGGCACTTGCGCGTCTGGCCAAGTCGTCTGGCACCACAGGCAAGGATCTGGAGCGGGCCACCAGGAAAGCCAAGGAGCAGACTGAGAAGCTGCGCAATGAGCTCAACGTAACGGTCTCTGCAATGGACAAGCTCAAGGAGGCGGCGGGTGGTCTTGCTGCTCTTGCCGGCATGGCCATTTCCTTCGTTATTGCTACCAAAAAGGCCATGGAGTTTGAGGATGCTATAATTGATCTCCGTCGTGCTGCCAATCTGACCCGAGAAGAAGGGGAGCAGATGGCTGGCCCGTTCAAGGCCCTTGCCGTTGAGCTGGGTTTGTCTGCTGTCGCGGTTGTTGGCCTGGCCACGGCAGCTGCCAAGACGGGTATTGCCAAAAAGGATCTGTTGGAGTTTGCGCGGGTTGCTTCGGTGGCAGCCATGAACTTCGACATGATTCCGGAAGAGGCGGGCAAGGCCCTGGCTCTGCTGAAAAACGTATTGAATATTTCTGTGAAAGACATGGAGGCATATGTTGCGACGCTCAACGTCCTTGCAGACAATGCCGCCACGACGGAAGCCGATATCATTGATACGCTGGTCCGTGGTGGTTCTTCCGGAACGCAGCTCGGACTTACTGCAAAAGAGACCGCGGCACTTGCGACCACAATCCTTTCCTTGGGTGCCCGTTCAGAGCAGGCGGGCACGGCGATCCGAACCCTGTCCAGTCGTCTTCGTATTGCGGCCGGTGACACTGGCAAGATGGGCCAGGCCCTCGGACGGGTTGTTGGGGACACCAAGCAATTCCAGCAGGCCCTTGCGGTTGACGCAAAGGGGGCTTTGCTTCAGTTCCTGACCGCCTTACGCCAGATGCCAAATGCAGACCGCCTCAATGCTTTGATCGACGTTTTCGGACAGGGCATGGATACGGAGAACATCTCCAAGCTGTCGGACGGCGTGGATATGCTGGCCAAGTCTTTTGGTCTTGCTGCCCAGGACAATGAGACCCTGATCACTTCTCTGACGCAGCTGACCGAAATGAAACTCGGTTCGACCCAGTCGGAAGTCAACAAGATGTCCCAGGCTTTCAGCAACGCTTCCGGAGCACTTGGCAAACTGTTCCTTCCTGCAGTCCGTGCGGCTGCCATTGCTTTGCAGGCCATTGCCCAGACCGTTGAGGCCCTGATCGAAATGTTTCCTAACTTCTCCAGGCTGGCCTTGATTGGAGTGGCCATTGCGGCAGCATGGGGACCATTGCGTTTGGTATTCACGGCGGTGGCTGCGGTAGGCACCCGGGTGCTCGGGGTCTTCCGTTTCCTCTGGACGGCAACAAAGACCTTTACAACGGCTCTTACTGGGGTCCGTATTGCCGCCGTAGGGGCACGGGTCGCCTTCACTGGCATGCTGGGTCCCCTTGGATTGCTTATCACAGGGGCCACGCTGCTTTACGACGCGTGGCAATGGTTCAGCAAGGACGACGCGGTCGAAGGGCTGGAGAAACAGACCGAATTGCTTGAGGGCGTGGCCGAAGCGGTTGACGGAATTGCCGGAGCCCACTCCCAGGCCAGGGACGTCATTTCCAGCGCCATGTCCGATTCGACCGGAAAGATCGAAGAGCTGGCGTCCAATTACAAAGCCGGCACGGTCGTAATTAAACAGGCCCTTGCTGACCAGATTTCCCAGATCGAAGAAAACGCCCGCCGGGAAAGCGAGGCTGTGGCACGCAATAGGGAGTCCCAGGAAGGGGCAACCATGCAGGCCGCCCGCATTGCCTATGAGGCCGAGCAGCAAAAGGTTGAAGCCATTATAGAAGCCGGCAGGCAGATGGTCTCCGTCTGGGAAGCCACGTACGGGGTCGCGGAAGCCCTGGCCAAAGAGTCAGGCGCCAAGATCGAAGACCTGGACGGCGACGCATTGCAAGCCAAGATCGAGGTTTATTCCCAGATTGAGCAAGCCCTTGCCGCTTCCCTTGAACGCCAGATTGCGAACGAGCAGAAGTACCACCAGCAGGCCCTGGCCTTGGAAGAGGAAAGGGTCATGCGGAAGATGGGTCTCGAAGACCGTGTCCGTGCGCTAAAACAAAAGACCATGACGGAGGCCGCGGCTTACGCGGACAGGGCTGCCCAGATCGAAGAAAAGATCGCCCTTGCCATGAAGGCTTCGACCGCTGGCAATATTGACGAGGTCAAGAAGTTCGCAGACGAGGCGACCCAGCTTGCCGGACGGAATGCCGGGGAAGTGGTCGAGCAGATTGAACAGAATGGCAAAAAGGTCTCCCGGGTAATTGTCAGTGAAGCGGAAGCCAATGCCTCCGCCATCGACCAGATGACCCGCGCCCACGAAGTCTTGGACAAGGCCCTGGCCACGGCCGCAGAGAACCGACGCCAGAACGCGGAAATGGAAGCGGCTGGTCAGAAACAGACCCGGGAAGAATTGGAAGAGACCCGAGGCGTTGTTGACAAGCTCAAGGAAAGTGCTGCTACCAAGCTCGACATGAAATTGGTTGCGAATGCCGAGGACGCCGTAGCAGAGATTGAGCGCATCAAGGAATTGGCGGCCGCGACCCAGGCCGAGATCCAGCTTGGTCTAAACATCACCGCGGCACAGACTGCCCTGGACCTCTGGAGGCAGGACCCGACCAATACGGCGTTGGCCATGGAAGCCCAGCTGCAAACGTCCCTCATTGAGCCTGCGGTACAAGAGCTGCGAGCCAAGATGGAGGAGGCGAAGCTGCCTATCCCTGCCACTCTTGAGACATCGGCAGTTACGGCGGCCATGCAAAAGATGGAGGCCGAGCTCGGGGCAGTCCAGACGACTTCCAGGCATGATGTGAATACCAAGGACGTCGACAGGGCAGAAAAAAAGATCAAGTCCCTGGACGGCATCAAAACGGAATCGACACACATCGTGTACCGAAAGATTGTGACCAAAGCGGAAGGCAATAAGGAAGGCGGCCTTGTCCAGGCTTTCGCAAACGGCGGGTCTGTTTGGCGTAGGATTGCCGGTCGTATTCGTGGAGCCGGCACCGGGACAAGCGACTCTATTCGCGCCCTCGTATCAAATGGGGAATTCATTCTGCGGGAGAAAGCCACCCGCATGGTGTCAAGTATTTTCCCCGGTCTGCTTGACCGCATGAACCGTGCAAGCTCCCCCGGTGCAGTTATGAAAATCCTGGCGAGTGTTGGCCAGGCCATAAGTGCCCCGCAGATCCGCATGGCGTCTGGCGGTCTGGTGGCGGCTCCGGCCATGTCGGGCACTTCCATCGGCGAATCTATGCTGGTGACCTTCCGGGCCGGGGACATCGAGTCCAAGGTCCAGATTCAGGATCAGGCAAGCCAAATGTCCATGAAGTCTTTTGTGGACGAATTGTCGAAAATCAAACTGCTCGCGGGGGTATAGTATGGCCACAGCATATCGTCTGTTTAGTTTAGAAGGCGGGCCTTCATTGACCCCGGATCTACTTGGGACCGGGGACCCCGTTGTTGGTATTGCCCCGAGTGTAAACATTGCCTTTGACCATGACCCTCTGAAGACCGGAGTTGTTGTGACGCCTCCTGCTGGCCGCGGTGGTATTATCAGGACCGGCGGAGGAGTCGTTTATCATGACTTCGGGGTTGTCGAAGGCGACGGGGTCCTATATATTGCCGGAAATGTATCGGAAGGCGAATGGCTCACCCCTGCAACAGTGACGGCACTAAAGGCAGCAGAGGCGGTTGTAAATGCGGAATACTATTTCACAGACGGCGTTTCCTGTTGGAAGGTGCGCTGGTCCAGGAACCCAAGAGGGCTCCGGGCCTGGTACGACGCCATGTGGGCGCGTATTGGTCGCATTGAGTATTCCTATGAAATCAATTTTATTGTGGTTACAAAGGAACTCTGATGGCTAGTCCATATCGTGTTTTCCTTTTTGGGGAAGATATTACCAGCAAGGTCTCTGCCGTATCCACGCGATACATGGCGGATTATCTTTGCGGGGAATGTTCTGTTGAGATCGCCGACCGGGCTATTTTGGACGGGCTCATCTTGCCCCGCATCCCACAGGTCCTGGCAATTACCGTTGAGGCCTGGGAGCTGGTGGCCTGGGTCCCGAAAGGGTCTTACTTCCTTGAGCAGATCCGACACCCCCAAGACCAGAATGTTAAAACGTCTTCTGTGTGGGGGCGCTCCTTATCTGCTCGACTCGCCATGCCTTGGGCACAAAAGATTTCAAAGCAGTGGCCTGGTGAGCAAACAATCAATTCAATCATCCAGGAAGTCGCGGCAATGGCTGGCGTGACGGTCAACGTGACCAACGATTTTGACGTTTGCCAATACTGCTACGCCGTGTCCGACCAGACCCCTGCCGAGATCATCCGCGACCTGGCGACCAAGTCAGGCCAAATCCTCTGGCCTGAGATAGACGGCACTTTGACCGTGGCCCCGCGTCTGTACCACGACCTGCCCGACCCGGTGGTCACCCTGGTCGCTGACGAGATCGTCGTGGAGTCTGTTGACCGCAGCGTGCCCGATTTCGGCAACCGGATTTTAGTGTCCGGTGATGCCGCCGTTGCGGGCCTGTCCGTGCAGGTAGTGCCTTTGGCAGATGATGACGCATGTGTCGTCGCGGACGGGGTATCGTCCGTGCGCCTGATCGCCATCGTGATGGGCGCGGATGGTTTACCGGTTGCCCTGGGAACAGAGGTGACATGGAGCGCGTCGTCTGGGTATATGTCCGCACTCACAAGCCAGACTGCCGAAGTGGTCAGGCAGGGCGAAGTGCACCAGGCCGACGACTACACTCACGTGACCCTCGACCTGCCAGCTGAGCGCATAGTCGGCGTTTACAGGCGGCGCGATGTGCGCAGGGCCAGGAACTACTACATGGAGCGCGGCGGGTCCGTATCGGGCCGCGTCATCACGTTTTCGGCCCCGCTGGATTATTACGACCAAGCGCTGGTCGTCGATTATATCGTAAAGGGCGCACCAGCGACGTGGAC